GCTTGTTCTGGAAGGCGCGGATGTTCATTCGCCTGCTGCCCGAGGAGTTCCGGCCGCTGGGTTACGACGAGAGACGGCACGCCCAGTACATGGCGATTCGCAATCCCGTGAACGGCGCCGTGCTGGTTGGAGAGGCTGGCGACAACATCGGGCGCGGCAGCCGCACCAGCATCTACTTCAAGGACGAATCTGCGTTCTACGAGCGCCCCGACAAGATCGACGCCGCCCTGAGCCCGACCTCGAACTGCAAGATCGACGTCAGCACCCACAACGGCGACGGCAACCCGTTTGCCCGCAAGCGCAAGGGCGGCCGGATCCAGGTGTTCACCTTCAACTGGCGCGACGACCCCCGCAAGGGCCAGGAGTGGTACGACAAGCAGGTCCGCGAGTTGGACCCCGTGGTTCTCGCGCAGGAAGTTGACATCAGCTACTCGGCATCCGTGGCCAATGCGTGGATCCCGGAAGCCGCGGTGACCGAGGCCATGGGCAGGGGGCCGGCTGACATTGAGCCATCGGGCCCCGTGATCCTTGGCGTGGACGTGGCCAGGTTCGGCGACGACAAGACCGTGCTGACACCCAGGCGTGGCCGGATCGTGTTCCCCCAGGTGGTGCGCGAGAAGCTGGACACCATGGCCGTGGCCAGCGTGGTGAAGGACTACGTGCTGGACTGGAATGACTCCAACAAGGACATCGGCCAGATCGAGCAGATTGCCGTGGACGTGATTGGCGTCGGCGCCGGCGTGGTGGACAGGTTGAACGACATCCCGGAGATCAGCCACATCCAGGTCATTGGCGTGAACTCGAGCGTGATGCTGGACGACGGCCGCAACTACAACACCCGGGCCCGTCTGTGGCGCGACATGAAGGAATGGCTGAACCCGGCCAACGGACCCGTGAGCCTGCCCAACGACCCCGAGCTAAAGACCGACTTGACCAGCCTGCACTACAGCTACCGGCAGTCCAAGTTGTTGATGGAATCCAAGGATGACGCCAAGAAGCGCGGCATCAAGAGCCCGGACCGGGCAGACAGCCTCGCCCTGACCTTCGCGGAACCCGTGACGGCCAGAAGCATGTACGCCCACGCCGAACGCCGACGCAAAGGCAACTGGCGCAGAGCCTGAAAGGACCCCCACATGCAAGCACCGCAACTGATTGGCCCGACGGGCAACCCGATGATCGCCCTGGGCGGAGAGTACGCCTGGAAGCAGTTCCAGAAGGGCGATGTCGTCTGCGCGCTGCAGTGGATCAACTCCGACCCCAGCATCTGCCTGTTCCCGGCCACCCGCTCGGTCCTGCACCAGGGCGCCTACGTCATCGGCCTGTCGGCGCTGCACAAGTACGTGGAGAGCAACGGCACACCGACGCGCTACATGATCGAAAAGAGCATCCTGATCGCCAAGCAGCTGGGATTCCAGCCTGGCCGGGACATCTGCTTTCGGATCACAGAAATGGTGCTGGACGCCGCGCAGGACCTGGTGAAGATGATCCCGGAGCCCGAGGCCGTGCGCCAGGCCAACAAGCCTGACCCGGTGGGCGACATCATCATCAAGCAGGGCGGCCGGACCGTCTATGAGGCGGAAGCCTGATGGCTGACGACATCATCAACGTCCGCGGCGAGTCGCCGATGAACGACCCCAACCGCATGGGTGGTGCCGAGCCAGCCCGCAAGCGCACCGGTCGCCGGGACTCGCTGGACTCTGACGCCATCAAGAAGATCCACGACCAGCTGATGTCGTGGTTCTACGAGGAACGCGACCGCCAAAGCGTGAACCGCTACCAAATGGCGATCGACGAGGACTATTTCGACGGCCTGCAGTGGTCCGAAGAAGACGCCGAGGTGCTGACAGAGCGTGACCAGGCCCCGCTGGTGTTCAACAAGGTCAAGCCCACCATCGAATGGATGACGGGGACCGAGAAGCGCACCCGGATTGACTACAAGATCCTGCCGCGCGAGGAAAACGACGAGAACACGGCCGAGGTCAAGACGAAGCTGTTCAAGTACCTGAGCGACGTCAACAACGCCGGGTACGCGAGATCCGACGCCTTCCATGACGCCATCGTGGCCGGCCTTGGCTGGATCGAGGAAGGCGTGAACACCGAGCCCGGGCAGGAGCTGATCTACATCGGGCACGAAAGCTGGCGCAACGTCCTGCACGACAGCCTGGCCACCAAGCGCGACCTGAAGGATGGCCGCTACCAGTTCCGCTGGAAGTGGCTGGACGAGGATGTCGCCATTGCCATGTTCCCGAAACGCGCGAACTACATCCGGTCCGCGTCCATGGATGCCGACGAGATCGCCGAGAAGGACGAGGACATCTGGTATCTGGGCGCCAGGAACAACAAGGAGGAGGCCGATTTCAGCAGCGCCAGTCGCATGCGGGTTGTTCGCAGCAGCGGTGAAGGCGGGTTCTCCAAGCGCAAGCGGGTCAAGATCATCGAGGGCTGGTATCGCAAGCCCGTGCCCGCCCAGGTGATGCGCGGCAATGGCCAGTACGACGGCGAGGTCTACGACGAAAGCAACCAGGGGCACCTCGAGGCCGTGGAAGCCGGTGCCGTGACCCTGGCCACCACGCTGCACATGAAGATGTGCGTGATGCTGATGACCGAGAACCATGTCCTGTTCCACGGTGACACCCCGTACCGACACAACGACTTCCCGCTGACCCCGATGTGGTGCTACCGCAGGAAGCGCGACAACATGCCCTACGGCAAGATCCGCGATGTCCGCGACGCACAGGACGACTTGAACAAGAGGGCCAGCAAGGCCCTTTTCATTTTGTCCACCAACCAGATCATCATGGACACCGAGGCGGTGGCTGGCAAGGACATCGAGTTGCTGCGGGAAGAAGCCGCCCGGCCAGACGGGATCATCACCAAGAAAAAAGGCACCGAGTTGACTTTCCGTCAGGACAAGCAACTTGCCGAAGAACACCTGATGCTGATGGACCGCGACGCCAAGATGATCCAGGACATCGGCGGAGTGACCGACGACAACCTGGGCCGGCGCACCAATGCCCAGTCCGGTATCGCCATCGAGCGCCGGCAGGATCAGGGCTCCACGATCACGTTCAACATCTTCGACAACAAGCGGTTTGCCGAGCAGATCAGTGGCGGCAAGGTCGTCAGCCTGATGGAGCAGTTCTACACGGCGGCCAAGGTGGTGCGGATCGTCGGCGAGAACAAGCCCATCGAGTGGGTGCCCATCAATCAGGTTGACCCGACGACCGGCGCGCCCATCAACGTCATCACGGCCAGCCGGGCTGATTTCATCATCGGGCAGCAGGACTACTACGCCAGCCTGCGAGAAGCCGCGGCAGCCCAACTGATGGACATGCTGGCCAAGATCGCCCCGGTAATGCCGCAGGCCGCCGTGAACCTGCTGGACCTGGTGGTGGAGATGATGGACATCCCAAACCGGGAGGAAGTGGTTTCCCGCATCCGCAAGATCAACGGGCAGTCCGACCCGAACAAGCGCCCGGATCCCAAGGAATTGCAGACCCGCGCTATGCAAGACGCCATGGCACAGAAGGCCGCAGCCCTGAACCTGGAAAAGCTAGAGGCCGAGGTCAACAAGCTGCGGGCAACGACAGGGCAACTCGATGCCCAGGCATTCGCCCGCCTGATCGAGGGCATGTACTCAGCCATTCAGGCCGCGCAGGTCATCACATCCGTGCCCGCCGTGGCACCGGTGGCCGATGTCATCGCCCAAGGCGCGGGTTTCAAGGACAAGTCTGGCGCCGACCCGAACCTGCCACAGCCCGCCCAGCTGCCGCTACCCATTGACCAAGGAATGAGCCCCAACCCACCGCTGCAGGCCGACGGTGTGAATCAAGGGATACAGACGGCCGCAAACGACGGAGTGCAGCAATGAGCAACATGGACCCCAAAGACACACCCGGCCTGAGCGACACCGAACGCGCAGCCCTGGAGGACTACGACGAGGATCAGGATGCCCTGCGGGCAGTTGTTGGTGACGACGCCGATGCCGGCGACGATACCGATGACGACGGCCAGGACGACGCCGCAGACGATGCCGGCGACGACAAGCCGGCCGAATCCGGCAAGACCCAGCAAGTCGAAGACGAAGACGACGATCAACCCGTCACCGTCATGCCGCTGCTGGACGTGCAGATCCCGTCCGACCTCGAGGCCCAGTTGGAGGCCGCACGCACGGCACGGCGCGAGCTGATGAAGAAGTTCAGCGATGGCGAGCTCTCCGACGACGAGTACCAGACCCAACTGGACGCCGCCGAGCAGAAGCTGGACGCCCTCAAGGACACGAAGCGAGCCGCCGAGTTCAACCATCAGGTTGCCCAGGCCAATGAGAAGGCCGTCATGGAGTCCTGGAAGGCTTCGGTGAACGGGTTCTTCAAGTCCGTGAAGGACACCGACGGCATCGACTACGCCAACAACCGGGTCCTGAACTCGGCGCTGGACACCGTGGTCAAGGACCTGGCCACCATGAAGGACGACGCCGGCAACCTGGTGCACGGCGACAAGCCGCAGCGCTGGTTCCTCAAGGAGGCCCACCGCCTGGTGAAGGACAACTTCGCCATCGTGACCGTCCCCAAGGGTTCGGCCAAGCCAGCAGACAAGCCGGCGGCCTCAAAAGGAGCGGCCGGCAAGGCCCCGGACCTGAGCAAGGTACCGCCCTCCATCAGTCGGGCCCCCGCAGCCAGCGCATCCGATGACGGCGGCGAGTTCGCGCACCTGGACGGCTTGAGTGGCATGGCCATTGAGCGTGCCGTGGCCAGGATGACCCCTGAACAACAAGCCCGCTGGGCGGAAACCGACTGATGACCGACAAGCGCACTCTTTCGATGGTGGTCCCCGTCGGGGAAACCGTGTCTGTGGACAACGGCAGGGTGCTTGTCAGCGTGAAAGAGAAGTCCGGGCAGCGCGTGCGCCTGGTCTTCACAGCAGATCCGGATGTCTCGATCAAGCGGCAGCAGCCTTCATCGGCAGTTGCAGCCCAGTCGGGCGTCCGTATGGCCCTTGCACCCAATTCCGGGTGACGAGGTTTTTGCAACGGCGCAGGACGTGCTGTTTGTGTCCCCTTTTCTCTTGAAAGGAGTACCAAATGGGACGTACTGTGATCGGCGTCGGTGACGCCAAGGCCGTCAAGAAATTCTCGGCCTTTCTGGCGGTGGATGTGGGCAAGAAGTCCTACTTCAACCGCAAAATGATGGGTGTCGGCATCGAGGCGGAAACCCCGCTTCAGACGCTGCCCCACCTGGAGAACGACTCCGGCGACCAGATCGGTTTCGACCTGGTGATGGCGTTGCGCATGAAACCCGTGCAAGGCGACAACACGCTGCGTGGCAAGGAAGAAGACCTGAAGTTCTACTCGGACTCGGTGTACATCGACCAGCTGCGCGGTGGCGTGAACACGGGCGGGAAGATGACGCGCAAGCGCACCA